TCGACGCATAAGCGTCCGCAAGCCACCAGTACCACGGCTCATTGACGTTAAAACCGCTTGTCTGGTATTCGCTTTTCGATACGCATTCCGCCGTTGGCTTCGCCTTGCGGGAATTGTCATCCGTAAATAGCGCAAGTTTGCTTCCGGCCACCACGTCGCCCGACAATCCAACTTCCGTTGACGTGGCAAAGAAAATCTTGTCGGTGCATGTTTCTGTTCCGCCGCCGTCCACCTGCGCTTTTCCGACGGTCCGGTTCGTGGTCAGCAGGGCGGCAATGAAATTCGCGGAGAATCCCGCCAGAAAGCCCGCTTCTGCCTCGTACTCGTTGTAGTTGTTCCACACATTCGAGTTGTTCGGCGGCGCGTCCTGCCCGTGCTGGGCCGCGTACCACGCGCCCGCCCCCGCTTGACTGTTCAGCCATCGACGGATATTTGACCAAATCCAGCGGTTGTTTCCGTAGGAACGGCGGTTTCCGTCGTTGTTGCTCGGCTCCATAGCGTCAAAGCATTTCAGCGAGATAATGCGCTCCGTGATCAGCGTGACGGAATTCGCCGGAAACCCGGCGTGGTTCTTGTCCGCGATTTTCCAAATAATCGGTTTCCCGTTGTAAAGCGTCCCCGTGTCCTTGACCAGCGCGCCAACGACAAGGGAACTTAAACTTTTTGCCATTGTTTAACACTCTCCTTGAATAATTTTTTGAACAGGCGGTCCGTTTCCCGGATAAGGTGGTGACAGTTGCCCTTTGCCGCACGGCTCCGCCAACTTCCGTATGACTGTTCGATTGCCGCAAGGGTAATTTTCCCCTTGTTCAGCAAGCCCCGCTGTTTCTTCAATTTCCGTTGCTCGTTACATTTGCTGTTCCTCCTTACCTTTCGCACGATCTTCCCCGTGTCAGTCATATAGGTTCGGAATCCAAGGAAATCAATTCCGTTCCGCAACGGGAAAATATTTGTCTTGTTGTTCAGTTTCAGTCCCAGCCCGGCCACGTACTTTTCAATCTCCCGGCGGCAATACTGCAAATACGCCTTGTCCTCGTGAATCAAGTAAAAGTCGTCCATATACCGCCCATAATAGCGGATTCCCAATTTCTCTTTTATGAAGTGGTCAAGCCCCGAAAGGTACATGACCGCGAACCATTGTGAAGTCTGGTTGCCGATCGGAATTCCGGGGTCGTCCGTGCTGTCAATGATCATGTCGACAAGCCATAGAACGTCCGGGTCCCGGATGAAGCGGCGCACCATTGCTTTCAATGGTTCATGCGGAATTGAGTAGAAATATTTTGATATGTCGCATTTCAGAACCCAGCCGTCCGCATAATGGGCGGCGCGCGGGTCGGGCCGCGGCAACCCCTCCTCCCGGCACCGTTGTTCTTCCCGCGCTTTCCGCTCGAAATAATAGGACCGCATAAACACTTCCAGTCGATACAGCCCGTCATGCGTCCCGCGCCCGGCCTGCGACGCGTAGTTGTCGCGGATAAAGGTACGGGAAAACGCTGGTTCTAACACATTGTCACATAAGGAATGCTGAACCACCTTGTCTTTGAACGCGTTGGTCATAACAATGCGTTCTTTCGGTTCGTAAACCCGAAATACGAAATATTCCGACGGGCGATAGGTTTTGTTCTTCAGCATTTCCGAAAGCAGGCAAAGGGCTTCCAGCAGGTTTGCTTCAAACTTCGCAACGCTTTCTTTTCCCCGTTTGCCCCGGCTGGCTTTTAGAAACCCTGCGTACAGGTTCCCGAAATCGTGGACCCGCTCGAATTCTGTTTGTTGCATAATAATAAAAAATAACTCCTTGCCGTGTATAGAATCCGCCTTGCGGGGACGGTAAGCGGCCTGCGCCCGCCGTCGCAATGCTTCATCATCGGACCCCGCCGCGCGCCCGCGCCGGGGCGGAAGCTGGTTCCCGTGGGCCTTGCTTCACCAATCTTGTGTTTACCGTCGCGCTGTCACCGCGGCGGAGGGATGCGGCTTCCTTTGATAGTGGTCCTCTGTTTTTCAGCCGTTGGCTTACTCATTCGCGGTATTCCACCAAAGCGGGCGAACGCCCCTGTTGCCGTTGTACGCGTTGTTCCAGTTCATCGCGCCGGAGGAATTGACGTTGCGGACGTTGTACGAATTCGACGCTACAAGCCGCACCCCAAGAAAAACGCCCCGGCGATCACCGCCGCGGCGCGCTTCCCCGTTGTCTGGATTCCGTGAACCGTTCGAGGTCCTTTTTTCTCCAACTGGCCGTCATCCGTTTTACTTCCACGGCGTACTTTGTCCACGCCGCGCATTGCGCCGTTGAAATCAGGTTCTTTCGTTCGGCCAGTTCGATCAAAAACAGCATGTCTTTACAACGTGAAAGGGCCTGTTTCTGTTCGTACCGCCGTTCCCGGAACTCTCCCGCGTCCTGAACGTCAAGTTCGTTCGCGTCCTGAATATGAATCACGATTTCCCGCGCAAATTCCATCAGGTCTACGGCAAGTTTCCCGTGCCGCTTTGGAAAGCGGCGGGCGGTGGTCATGTCGTAGGTGTGAAAGGCTAAATCTTTCGCTTTCGTGATGATGATAAATTCCTTTTCATCCGCCACGCCGCAAGCACCTCTTTCCCCGGATTTCTTCAATCTCCGACGGGTCCCCGTCGAACCGGAATCCCCATTCCGTGACAGTTAGAACCGCCTGTGCCCCGGTATAGGTTCGCCCGCTGATCGTCAGTTCGTCAGCGTCGGAATCGCACGCGGCGCAAGGCGGGTCCAGCTCCGTAAACAGATTCCCAATGATGCAGGACAGTTCCCGCCGCGTGCAGGCGTATTCCCTCAACATTCGATTCTGTTTCTGGCCGCGTTCCAAATGCCTTTTGTCATAACCACCCCGTCGAGGGAATCAAATTGCACAAGAAACGGGTTTCCGGTGATGTTGTTGAACAGTCCATCTTCCACGCGGGAAACGCGGCTTTCCAGCCCCGCAATAGCGGACAGGGCTTCCGCCGCGTCCGCCTCCGCCTGCTCTGCAGCCTCCGCGCCTGCGTCCCACGCGGCCCGCTCGCCCGGCTGAACGTGAACTTCTGTGTCCTCCGTGTGGTCGATCAGTCCGGCAATGGCCGTGTCATAGTTCCCCATCGTCGTGGGGTTCACGTGAATGTCGCTGTTGTTCGCGTGGTCGTTCAGGGCGGTAACATCTGCCTTTTTCTCAAACTCCGCGGCGTGCGCCGTCTGCGACGTGTTGTGGTCTGCAAGGTCCTTTTTCGTGGCCGTTACCACGTTCGGGTCAATGACGAAAGAGATCGCGCCCGTGTTGGAAATTTCGATGTGCATAGTCAGTTCAATTTCCCCGGCGGCTCCGCTGGTGATAATGACCTTTTCCGTGTCCGGCGTATTGCAAACGGCGATCATGTTCGGCTCTTCCGCGTCGTCGAACACGCCCATTTCCCGGATAGTCCAGCCGCCCACGTCGGAGGGGACCACCGCCACCACGTCAATCATGTTCGGGGATTTCTCGTTGACCTCCACGCGGTTTACCTTTCCGCGCCATTTCTCGCCCTTTAGGGCGGTCATGGTGGAATTCGGCTTGTAGTAGCTTCCGCCGCCGTCGCCCACGGCGAGGGTTGTAATATTGACTTTCTGCCCCTCCATGACTGCTTCCGTGATAAGCTGAACGCCTACGTCGGTCACAATACTTCCGTATTTGTTTTCGATTTCTGCCATTGTTACGCCTCCGTTCTGTTCTGCGGGAAGATTTCAAGTTTCCCGGTTTGCTGAATATAGGCGGCGCATAACGCGCGCCAATCTGCCCCCATCTTCCGGTAAACATGCGGGTAAATGTCCACGCGCACGCCGACGGTGTGGCCCGCCCCGGCCTTGATGCGCGCCGTTTCCTCGATGTCCTCCGCAAGATAGGGGTAAACTTCCAGCCGCACGCCGACGGAATGGACCGCCGCCGTGAATACTGCCGCTTTTTTCTCAATCTGATAACTGATTGCTTCCAAATGGGACCGGAGGTTTTTATAAAAGCGCACCCGCTCCAAAACCGCCGCTTGCCGGTCCGCCGATACCCCCGATTCCGTCGCGCCGATGATGACTTTGAACATGTACGGTTCTCCGCCGTACTCGAACCACTCTTGCACCCGCGTTCCGGGGAATACCGCCCCCAGCGCGGTTTCGACGGCGTATTTCGTCCCCAACCTCCGGTGAACGCGCACGCTGTCCCGGATGGTCTGCCGCTTGACTTCGATCGGATAGGAATAGTCGTACCAATCCACATGCAGGTCATAGGCCAGCACGTCAAGCGTCTGTTCGTCCAGTTCGTCAATCCGGGCGTATATGATGTTCTTCCCGATCTGCCGGACGGTCCCTTGCAACTGCTCCGCAATGACCCGCGCAAGGGCCGTCATGGTCGGGTCGTTTTTCAGGGGAGGGGGGAGGGACCGTGTATAATCTGCCGAATGCAGTTCGTTGTCATTCACTTTCCGCACCCCCGTTCGTAACGGTGGTCGTTCCGATTTTCGCAACCTGATTGTCTTTCACCGTCGCAAAAGCCGGGGCGCGGACCTCCACCCGCTTTACCCCGGCTTGCATAAGCAGTTGAATCAAATAGGACGGGTTCACGTCCCGCCCCATCTTCTCCGCCTGCCATTTCTTGAACGCGCCCACCGCCGCGTTTACGTTCTCCGAAATCACGTCGTCGCTGATTGCGCCGCCCTCCTGTGTGTAGTAGGTCACGTCGATGTTGTATGCCACGGTTTCCGGGGCCTTGACGGTCACATGGTCAGTCAGCGGGCGCACCGTGTCCGCGTTCAGGATTTCCGAAACCTCTTTCAAGATTTCTTCCTCTGGCAGTTCTCCGCCCGCCAGCAGAACCCGCACGTCCACTTCTCCCGGCTCCGGCGACGTGGCTTTTACGTCCGCGATCAGGGCCGACGCGGATTTTGCGAAATACTCATATCCGCCCATCGGCCCCGCTGTGGAGTATGTTTCCACGCTCTCCCGTAGCCGTTCATAAAATGCCGCGTCGCTCTCTTCATCTGCGCCGCCCGCGCTTTCCGTTGTGTTCGACACGCTTTGAAAGTAGGGGAACACGTCAACCGCCTGTTTGATTTGCCCCGGAACAAAGCCGTTCCCGATTTCTCCCGCCTGCGTGCATTCCGCCGCCACGTCGCCGGACAACTGGCCCGCCGGAATGGTCAGGTCTTGAAGCGTGGCAAACACAACGTCGCCGTCCGGTGTTGCACGGGTCCCTGCCGGGATGACGGTCGCGGTGTCAAGTTTGATGGACAGCGTATAGCGCAAGGTTGTTTTCGCCTTTTCCGGCTCCAATCGGTACGTGTCCTTGAACAGTTCCGCGAGGGAATCCAGATATTCCCCCTCCGCGTATCGCGGCACGTTCTGTTTTGCCGAAAAGTCGATGTTCACCCGCTCTTGAACGATGATGTCCGCCACCCACAAAATGAAAAGCCGCGCCGGGTCCGCCGGGTACAGCGTGCGCCCGGTGAACTTCTCGTATGACTGAATCAACGCGTTCACGATTGCTTCCGTGTCGGTTTCCACAAAGGAAATATCCGGGTAACTCCTATTCGTCGCCGTCAATGATCTTCACCTCCACAATGGGAATCAGGGTCCCCGGCCTGTCCCCCAACTCAAAGGTCACGTTTTCCACCTCTGCCCGCGGCTCGAATTCCTCGATCGCTTCGAGTACCTCTGAAATCAAGATTGACTGCGCCGCCGGAATCGGTTTATCAAGAAACCGTTGCGCCAGCCCCAAGCCCCGCTCTAACGGAACGGAAAATTTCGGTGTGGAAAGGATGACCGCCACGTTCTGCAATACCTCTTCCGTGGTGTCCTCCGGCGCGAGGTTGATTTTTTCAAGGGCGTATGCCTTTACGGTGTAAGCCATCGTCCGCCCTCCTATCTGCTCGAATATGATTGCATGGTTACATTGACCGACGCGGCCAGCAGGTTCCCGCCCCGGTCGTATCGTTGCAGGGAATTTGACAGTTTGGTGATGACCCACTTGTTCGTCCCATACGCTTTCGGGCCGATGATCAGATAATGGGCCTCGCCCCGCCGCATGGTTTGAAGCAGGTTCGCAACCTCCGCAATGGGGTTCACGCCCAAAAAGACGGAAAAGAACATGGTGAAAGACATGCTTTCCACGTCCTGCCCGGTGAACTCCAAAAGCGGCTCTTTCAAATGCCGCTCGTGCGTGGCGTACTTCACCGAACTTTCCCATTTCAGATCGTCAAACGTCTTGATGGATGACCGGGAAACGTAAAAGGTGAACGTCCCCCAGCTTCCGATTTCCGCCATCGTCAAATCCCCCCAATCACGAACCCGTCCCCGTCCTCTGTCGGGAGGTAGATGCAAAGCACGTAATCCCCCGGCGACGGTAGCCACGGGCTGATCTTGACGGCGTGGCTGTGGCCCGCAAAGGCCGCGTCGCCGCTTCCGCCGCTCTCGGTTTCCGTCCGTTGCGGCGCGTTCTGCGCCGGGATGAATGGCGCGTTTTTCAGAACTTTCAGTTCTCCCGAAACAATCGGGCTTTCTCCCTTGTCCGAAAAGGTCACGCGGGCCGTTCGGTTCCCTGCGTTGACAGAAGAGACGATGCCCGTTCGGACCATATTTTTCAAAACGGATAATTCGCTCATTTAGTAGCCCTCCAGCACGCGGCGCAAAGTCAGATCGGTTTTATACCCGCTTCGGGATATGGAATGTGTCGCCGTTTCGATGATGTACTTTCCGTCGAACGCCCCATACCCGGCCACCTGAACCGTTACGCCCGCCACAAGGCGCGCGTCCCCGGCCAGCTTGAACGATGCCTTGAATTCTCCTTTGTTCTTTTCCCGTAACCGCTTCATTGCCAGTTGCCGGGCCTCTTCACGGTTTGATACCTTTTCGTTGATTTCCAGCGTTTGGCCGCTCTTGTCCGCGTCCCGCGGGGTGTAGGTATATTCGATCGTCGTCCCCGTGGCCGGGTCTGTGTA